TTTTGCAACTCTAGCAAAATCTTTTTTAATAGCTTTTGCTGTGGCTAAAGGATATTTCCACATTTCATTTGTAGCAATAACCCAACCTTCAGCAACTTGACCCCATACCATTTTCATTCCTGCTGAAAATATAGGTTTATTACCTATCAATCCTGTAAATGCTAAATTGTCTTGTTCTAAATTTTTTGCATCGCCTTGTAGTGTTACAAATTCAGAATCGCTTTCTAAAATTTTATAATTGGCTTGGCAAGAAAATATAAATCTGCCATGCTCAAAAGTATAAGGAACTATATTTAATTTATTAATCATTAGTTTGTAAATCCGGGTATAGTGATAATATAGTTAAAGGTAAAGGTTGCGTTTGTCTAACAAATATAAATCCATCGGTATCATAGTTACCTCTAAACTCTACAGCTTTATCCCCAGTAAACGGAGGTATACCTTCATCCATAGGATCAGATGATGTTCTAAATGGTATTCTTTCCATATTATCTAAAGACTCTCCAACCTCAACACCAATAGACTCATATAATCTAATTGTAATTTCATATATTCTTTTTGTCTTACCTTGTGATGTTCCATTTTGAGAACCAGCATCAAGTCTCATTGTTTGTAATATTGATTTATAAGCTAAACCTATTTTAACATCAGTTGCTGAACGATCTAATGTAATTGATCCACTTGCTACTGTTTTATCAGGATGTGTTGCACCATCTGCTAATATAGAAACTGTTTGTCCTTCAAGGTGATCTAAACCTGATATAGTTGTAGCAGCTGAACCGCTATAAGCTAAAGCACTATCTAAAAAATTAAATGTGGTATTATCTGTTTCTGTAAAATCAAAATTATTAATATACTCTACAAATCTTCTTGTAGAACCATTAATTGTTCTTTTAACAATAACCCATGTTTGATATTCTGCATCATCAGTTGGAATAACAGCAACACTTTCACATACTGCTTTACCTTCATCAGTTTTTGCTAATCTAACATCATCATCTAAAGATGTAATAGTTAAAAATCCTGTAGACAATGGAGATGTTTCTGTAATGGTAACAACATTACTAGCAACTGTTGCTGTAAAATCAGAGTCAGCATTTATTAATGTTTGTAAATTAGTTGCAGTTTGGTTGTTACTAGATGTAGTATGAAACTTACCTGATGTAGCAGATGTAGCAGATGTAAAGGTTGTTGTTGTGCCATTTGCTTTTGTTAAAATTATTCTTGTACCATTTGCTATGTTTGCATAATCAGTAACTGTAATTGTAGCATTACCAAAACGACCACCAAAGATATGTCTATGCCAAGCTATTACTTCTTGTTCTCTTTGATAAGTTAATCCTATAAGTTCACCATCTCCACGAACTCCCCAAATAATTTGATTAGGTTCTTGTTGGTAAGCCATTTGTGTTATTCCTGTTTCAGTAATATGTTCTGAAAGTATTGTCATGTCAGGTGCAATGTAACCATCAACGTCAAAGTTATAAGCTAACTCTCTAATTTTTCTTTTAGCACGTTGAAGAAATAAAGTTACGTTACCTACTGCAATAGAATCTACATTAGCCGCACCATGGTTAGATTGTTTTTTAATTAATATATTTGTTGGTGTAATTGCACTATCTGTACCACCTCCTGATACTGTAAACTCACCACCTGCTGTACCAATAACTAGAGTTCTAGTTGCAGTCATAAATCTAATTGCATTAACTTGATTAGATGCAATAGTATAAATAATAGCATCGCTATCAGCTACAGTACCACCTATGTTTGCATCCATGTTTTCGTAATCTCCTGATTTAGAAAAAAATACAGCTTGAGGTTGGTTTGTTGTTCCTGCAAATACTAATCTTTGTTCAAAGAAAGTAACGCAAGAAGGATGTCCTGTAGTATCTGAAAAAGCTCCTAGTTGCCAATTAGCTGTAGCAGTTGAAGCACTTAAAGTTGAAATAATTGTAATAGTTGCATTTGTTGTATCAGTAACTCCAGTTATCTTTGCATAACCACCATGAATAAAAACAAATCTACCAACGTCTGTAGAAAGAAAACCTGAACCACTATTAATACCAGTAGTAGCAGAAGCTGCTAATGATACACCAGTTCCTATTGCTGTAGCTCCGGGGTTTAAAGTTGTTGTAGTTATGTTAGCATCTTGCATTGGTCCTTTAGTAAAATCAACATCAGCTAATGTCCAAGAAGTATGACCGGTACGAGATAATTTTTCTACTTCGTGTGAAGGGTGAGTAATATACATAACATCTGCTGATTGAGCAAATTTAATATCAAAAAGCTGTGCAGTTGTATAAGGTGTTGTAATTTCAAAAACTTTATTAGATACACCACCAGAACTATAAGCAGTAAATCCTGTACTATTTATATCTACTGCATCTTTATCTTGTAGTTCAAATGTATTAGTTGTTTTATCTGCAACTAAAAATCTTTTACCATTCACTTCTGTCATACCTGAAACACCAGTAATAACAACTTCATCACCATTGTCATAACCATGTGAACTAGCAGTTACTACAGCAGGATTAGCTTGAGTAATAGCAGAGATAGTTTTATCACCTTCTAAAACAGCACCATCATCTTTATAAACTCTTATTTTAAGATTAGAAAACTCAAGTATATAAGTTTGAGTTGTAGAAAATTCAAAAGGTATTAGTCTTGTTTTGTTAGCACTACTTGCTACTTCAGCTACAAAAGTTGTACCTGATCTTCTAGCTGCGGAGCCATGTGGATATATAATAAAGTTCTCTAATGTTTTACATCCTGAAGCATATTTACTCAGATCATTACGACCATCTAAACGTGGTGAAAGCTCTCCACCTGTAAAGTTGGTCAGCTGTGCTGCAACTCGTGCCATGTGTTAATACCTTGAGTTAATAAAGGTACTAGATTCTATTTCGTCTGTCATACCGAGATCAGGTGAAGTATTTTGACCTTCAGTTGCATCTACAAACCTAGCATCTCTTAATTTATCTTGAAATAGTTGATACATATTTTGAGTTACAGGATTAGAAGATGTAACTCCATAAGCAATATCTGATCCTAATGCCGCAGATAAAGTTTCTCTTAATAGTTCATCATATTCATTAGGGTCTGTAATTCTTGCTACATATAAAATTTTCATAGAAGAAGCGTTACTTAATATTTTTCTTCCTTCTACCTTATGATCTAAATCATAATCTAATATTCTTAATAATCTTAAACAATCTGCGGGTAAAGTATATTGCTTAGTAAAACCCCAAGCAGGTGTATCTGTATCTGCTGCAAGTTCTACTCTTTTCTGTAAGCAGTTCCAAGGATGTGTTCTGAATAATGAATCTCTAACTTGAGTGTATCTAGCATTACAAAGTCTTGCGTTTTTAGAATCTTCTGTTAATGACAGAATAGTAGTAGCACCTAGTTGGTTTAATGCTCCATTACAGATGTCTACTACTGATGCCATGTGTTATGATTTTTTCTTTTTTGGAAAACCAGCTTTCATGTTTTTGTATGCTTTAGCTGATATTGTTGATTTTGATTTTGATCTTGACGTACCTGCTTTTTTTCTTGCGTTTATATTTCTATATAAGCTCATGTTTCTCCTTTTATATTTTTATTTTTAAGCACTCTAGGGGGTTTCTACTCTCGCTTCCACCCCCTAAAATTTTATTTATTAGTCAATTACATAAAACATTTGCAACTGAATAGTACCAGTACCATTAGCACCTGCTAATGTAACTGTAACTGGAACACCATCTTCGTTAGCATCTGTTACTGTATTTTTGCCTAAAGCTATAGTGTCAAGAGCTGCAACACTTTCAGCAGATGTTGACGCAGCCGCAGCTTTGTATTCATCCACATCAAGAGCTTGAGCAGTTCCATCTGCTTTTGTATGAGCAGCGTAACCTACAGAAATAGTTGTACTAGAACCTAAAGCATCATAACTAACAGCACTAGATAATAATCTAGCACCATTAGGAATAACAAACATAGTAATAGTAGATTGTTCTGCACTTGCTTCGTATTCAGCAAAAGCCGATCTTACTCTACCATATAGTTCGTTAGACTTTACTTTTACAGAAGGTGTACTAGCAATTTTTGCGTATTGTATTGAATTAGCCATATATATATCCTCCTATTATGCTTCTGTGCAAGTAATTGGAACTACTTTCGCTTGTTCCATTCTTGTTGCACCGATTGATTGGCAGTAGTACACTTGAGTGGCGTAAGATTTATCAGCTCTTTCGTCAATTCTTGCTGAAATATCTTTTCCAATTCCTAAGCAGATTCCATCTTCTGCATAAGCTATGCAAGTTCTATCATTACTAGATTTTGCAAGTCTATTAGAAACAGTAAATTTGAAACCTAAAAAGGAATCAATTTCACCTTGTACTAAGGCTTTAATTGTATTGTAGTCAGAACTTGTAACTTGTTCTACAGCAAGTAGATTTTGCAGTTGTTCTGGACCTACAATGATATGTCTAGGAATAGAAGGATCAACGTCTGCGTCATCTAACAATCTTTTTGCTGTTGTTAGTTTAACGAGGTTTAATCCTGTTCCCGTTCCAACACTAGCTGCGATTGCAGTTTGTGCGGATTCAGATGTTGCACCAGTTTCGCCTGTGTAGGCAGTACCAGTTGCAGCAGCTATAATGACATCATCCATTGCTCTTCCCATTGCCATAGCAGCGGCTTGTGCGTAAGATGATGTAGGGTCAATTAAAAGACGTACTTTGTCCTGTTGATCAATTAAATCAGCAAATTCATAATCTGC